AAGGAGACTGGTACATAAGAGATCGTAAGTTAAATGTCTTTGCAGCTATTGACTTTGCTTTCTCATTACGTAAACAAGCTGATAGTACAGCACTAGTTGTTGTAGGTGTAGATCACCAAGCTAATTACTATGTACTAGATATAGATAGATTTAAGACTGATCGTATTGTAGATTACTATGATCATATACTTAGATCTTGGGAGAAGTGGGGTTTTAGAAAACTAAGAGCTGAAGTTACAGTAGCTCAACAAACTATTGTTAAAGAACTTAAAGATAGTTATCTTAAACCTAATGGAATACCTCTTGTTATAGATGAGTATAGACCTACTAGACACTTAGGTGATAAGAGACAACGTATCAATGCAACACTAGAACCTAAGTATCATAATAATCAGATGTGGCATTACAAAGGTGGTAATTGTCAAGTACTAGAAGAAGAACTATCACAAGTACATCCACCTCATGATGACGTTAAAGATGCCTTAGCAAACGCTGTAGCTATCTCTATTATACCTAGACAAAGATCTAATGGAGTAAGCATGATGTCTTCTAATGTTTTAACACACTCTCGTTTTGGGGGAGTATCTTACTAAGGAATATATATGGCAGGTAAAGTAGCACAATTTGAAAAAGCAATTAATCCAGATACAATGGCAAGAAACCTTGCTCATCTGTATAATCAATGGTGGATACAACGTCAAAACAAAGAAGCTGAGTGGAGAGAGTTACGTAACTATTTGTTTGCTACAGATACTACTACTACAACTAACTCTAGTCTTCCATGGAAAAATAAAACAACGCTACCTAAACTCACACAGATTAGAGATAACTTACATGCTAACTATATGGATGCTTTGTTTCCTAATGATGATTGGATGAAGTGGGAGGGAGCCACTTTAGAAGATACATATGTAAATAAACGTAAAGCTATTGAAGCTTATCTTAAAACTAAAACTAAAGAATCTGGTTTTAAAGAAACTATATCTCAATTAGTAGCAGATTATATTGACTATGGTAACTGTTTTGCAGAAGTACAATATGTTAATGAAATAGAAAAAGGTAGTCGAGATAATAATCCTACTACAGTTTATAATGGACCTAAGTTAGTTCGTATTTCTCCATTTGATATTGTATTTAATCCTACTGCTCCATCATTTAAAGAATCTCCTAAGTTTACTAGATATATTAAATCTATAGGTGAACTTATGATTGATGTAGAAGATAGACCAGAATTAGAATATGATAAAGCATCTTTAGATAAAGCTTTAGAAATTAGAAATAGTTTATCGCAATTTAAAGTAGAAGATATTAATAGAGCTGAAGCATTTACTGTAGATGGGTTTGGATCTTTACAAGAATATTATCAATCAGGTTATGTAGAAATCTTAGAATTTGAAGGTGACTATTACGATAGAATTGAAAAGAAATTATATCGCAATCAAATTATAACTATCTTAGATAGAAGTTATGTTTTAAGAACAATGGATAATCCTTCTTATTTAGGACAAGATAGTAAGTTCCATGTAGGATGGAGAAAACGTCCTGATAACTTATACGCTATGGGTCCATTAGATAACTTAGTAGGCTTACAGTATCGTATTGATCATTTAGAAAATCTTAAAGCTGATGCTTTAGATCTTACTATACATCCACCACTTAAAGTTGTAGGAGACGTAGAACCATTTACATGGGGTCCTGAAGAAACAATTCATATTCCAGAAGATGGTGATGTACAGGCTATGGCTCCTAATGCTGCTGCTTTTCAAGTTAATAATGAGATTGCAGCTATATTAAATGTAATGGAAGAAATGGCAGGAGCTCCTAAAGAAGCTATGGGTTTTAGAAGTCCAGGTGAAAAAACAGCATTTGAAGTTCAGCAACTACAGAATGCAGCTTCTCGTATTTTCCAAAATAAAATTAATCAATTTGAAACTGAGTTCTTAGAACCTGTTTTAAATTCTATGTTAGAGTCAGCTAAACGTAACTTAGACTTACCTGAGTTAGCTAAAGTTATGGATGATGACTTTGGTGTTGCTGATTTCTTATCAGTAACTAAAGAAGATTTAACTGCTCGTGGTAAGCTTAGACCTATTGGTGCTAGACATTATGCTGCGAGAGCTCAGTTAATGCAGAATATGTTAGGTGTATTTAATAGTCCTATAGGACAATATATAGCTCCACATATATCTGCTAAGAAACTTGCAAATATGGTTGAAGAGTATATGGGCTTTGAGAAGTTTGACTTTATTAAAGACAATGCAGCATTGTTTGAGGGTGCTGAACAAGAGCAACTTAAGATGCAAATTCAACAAGATTTACAAGCACAAGCAGGTCAACCTAGTGCTCAAGAAAGGTCTTTAGACCAAGACTTGCAGGCTATGCAAGAAAATATGCCTGAATAGATTGACAATTCGTAAAATTTATGGTATAATATTTATATGAATTTGAAAGATGAAAAAGGCAAAGCTTTATCAAAAGCTGAAGCCTTTAAGATAATAAGGACTTATTGTCAAGAACAAATAAGTTTATCTCAACGAAAGGCAATAGATGAGTCTACATTTGATAAACCTTCATGGTCTGAATACCATGCTTATCAATTAGGCTTTCAAAAAGCCTTCTCAAAATTATATAATCTTATTCCTGACCAAGGAGAAAAATAATGAGTGAAGAACAAGTAACACAAGAACAATCTGTTGAACCAACTACCCAAGAGGCTCAACAACAAGATACCCAAGCTAAACCATTCGAGATTCCGACCGAAGCTCAAGAATTGGTAGGTGAAGGTAAGAAGTATTCTAGTGCAGAAGAAGCGTTAAAATCGGTACCTCATGCTCAACAGCATATCAAAACCCTAGAGGAAGAGATGGCTCAATTGAAAGAGGAACTAACTAAACGTAAAACTACACAAGAACTTCTTGATGAAATAAAGTCTGGAGTACAACCTGTAGAGAAAACCACTCAGGAGGTTGGATTGAACCAAGATAATATTATGGAGTTAGTTAATCAAACTCTTAAACAAAATGAACAGAAAAAAACTGCTCAAGCAAATGCTTCTCAGGTAGCTTCTAAGTTTTCTGAGAAATTTGGATCCAATGCAGAAACTGTTTATAATAGTTTAGCTAAAGATTTGAATCTTACTCCACAGAAACTAAATGAGCTCGCAGCTACATCTCCTAACTTAGTATTAAGGTTAGCTGATTTAGAACCTAATGTTAAAACTAATGTATCCAAAACTTCTAGTTCTGTAAATACAGAAGCTTTAGCACAGAATAAACCTCCACAAGAGATATCTGCAAGGGTTCCTAAAGGTGCTAAAACTAGTGACTTAGTTAATGCTTGGAGAGCAGCAGGCGAGAAAGTTAAACAACAATCTTAATTTAAGGAGGGCTTATAATGGCTCAAAATACTACAAATACTAATGCGTTTATTGAATCGCAACAGTATTCTCAGTTCATCCTTGAAAACTTACATGACTATCTGTTACCAGAAGGTATGTATAGAGACGTTTCTGACTTCGGTTCAGGTACAACTTTAAACATCAAGACAGTTGGTTCAGTAACAATTCAAGATGCTGCTGAAGATACACCTTTAAACTTTTCACCTATTGACACAGGTACTATCTCACTTTCTATTACTGACTATGTTGGTGATGCTTGGAAAGTTACAGATGACCTACGTGAAGATGGTTCTCAAATCGACACATTAATGGCGATGAGAGCTCAAGAATCTACACGTGCTCTTGGTGAAAACCACGAAACTAAATTTTTAAGCGTAGCTAATGCTGCTCAAACTGCAGCAGGTCTTAACTTAGTTAATGGTAGACCTCACCGTTGGGTAGGTTCTGCTGCTTCTAACGCTAGAACAATTACATTACAAGACTTCATCTCAATGAAATTAGCTTTTGATAAAGCTAACGTACCTGCAGGTGGACGTATTGCTGTAGTTGATCCAGTTGTTGAAGCTACATTAAATAGCTTACAAAACTTAGTAAACGTTTCTAACAACCCAATGTTTGAAGGTATGGTTACAGAAGGTTTTGCTCGTGATCATAAATTCGTAAGAAACATTTTTGGTTGGGACGTTTATACTTCTAACTTCTTACCAACATTAACTGCAACAGAAGCAATCAATGCATCAGCATATGGTTTAACATCTGAAACTGCTGCTGTTGGAGATAAAGCAAACATCTTTATGTGTGTGGCTGACGATACATGTAAGCCAATTATGCATGCATGGAGACGTGCTCCTCAAACAGAAGGTTGGAGAGACAACGAAGAAAGAGCTGACAAGTTCCAAGTAACTTCACGCTTTGGTCTAGGTGCTCAACGTGTTGACACATTGGGTGTAATTTTAACTCATCCAACAAACTTCTAAGGAGACTATAAATGGCTTATGAAAATAACGCAGGTTTAGGTGTACTAAACCACTATGGTCCTAGAGAGACTACTAAAAAATATGGTGGTGAATATGGAACTAAAACTTCTGTTAAAACAGTAGAGTGGGAGTTTACATATGACGATCTACCAGGCGAAAGTACTTCTGCATTGGAATATTCTATTCCTGCTAATGCTAGAATTCTTTCTGCTAAATTTATTGTAGATTCTCCATGGACTTCTACTTCAGGAACTACTGATTTATTAGTAGGTCTTAATGACAAAGACGGCAACGTTATTGATGCTGATGGTCTTTTAACAGCAGTTAACTTAGTTGACACAGCTATTGAAGATGCAGCAGACGTTGGTACAGTTGTTGATGGCACAGGTGCTTTAGTTGGTGCTTCTATTGGTGCAGTAGCAGGTGAAGTTGTTATTGCTCCTAACGTAGATGACTTAACTGCAGGTGCAGGTAGACTTATCGTAGAATATACGAAAGCTTAATTAGGTAGGGGACTTCGGTCCCCCCTATTATTTAGGATAAACAAATGACAGTACAACACAACGCAATTACAGATCCAGACATACATGAACCTAAAGGTATAGCTGCAGCTACTGCAGGTAAAGTTTATGTATCAGACGGAGCTTCATCAGGTGAATGGACATATGCACCAGGAAAAGCTCACGCTGAAATCTATATTAGTGCAGGTACAACTGCTCATACATTGGCAGCAGCTTCTGCTTTTACTAAACTAAATCCATCAGGTGAATGGACAGCTTCAGGTAATGAAGATCATCTTACTGTAGATGCTGCTAATGGTGAAATAGATTTACTATTTGCAGGACATTACTATATATCATTTTGGATAACTTTGGAAACAGCATCAATTGCTTCAGGATCTTCTTATCATTTTAAATATGCTTTAGATGGATCGGTTTCTTCTAGAGAAGTAGCTGTATCCAAACCTACTAATGGTACTGATAAGATTGTTATATCTTCAACAGGACTAGTAAGTGCTACTGCTAATCAAACATTAGCTATTTATGCAGGTGGAGATGGTACATCTTCAGGTACTAACTTTACTCCTATAGAAGCAGGCTTAACTGTTCTTTATTTAGACTAGGATTAAACTATGGCTAAAATGACACTACTTGAAATGACACAAGACATATTATCTGATATGGATTCAGATGAAGTCAACTCTATTAACGACAGTGTAGAATCATTACAAGTAGCACAAATAATTAAAACTACTTACTATAATATTATAGATGGTAGAGACTATGATTTCTTGTATGAGCTATTTCAATTAGAATCTAGTGGTACTAGTTCTAGACCTACTCATATGAAACTTCCTGAAAATATTATAGATCTTAAGTATATTAAATATAATACACGTAAATCTACAGATACAAAAGATAAATATTTAAAAATTAAATATCTTATGCCAGAAGATTTTATGGAAGTTGTAGATAAACGTGATAGTTCTAAATCAAATGTAACTGTAGTTACAGATCCTACAGGTATATCTATTAATGTTAAAAATGATAAAGCTCCTGAGTACTTTACATCTTTTGATGATGAAAACTTAGTATTTGATTCTTATGATTCAGTAGTAGATAGTACATTACAGAATAGTAAAACACAATGTCATGGTAAACGTTCAGTAGCATTTACTTTATTAGATACATTTACTCCTGATCTACCTGCACAAATGTTTAGTTATCTTCTTGCAGAAGCTAAATCAGTAGCTTTTGTTACGCTTAAACAAGTAGCTAATGCTAAAGCAGAACAAGTATCTACATCTCAAAAACGTAGAATGTCTCAAGATGCTTGGAGACTTAAAAATGGTATACATTATCCTAACTATGGTCGTATGACTAGAGTAAAGAAAGGACCTAATTACTAATGCAATCTACTAGTAATACAAAAGCTTTTATTCACAAAGAACAATATGGAGGAAAGAAAAAAATGAAACATCCAATGTCAGCAGCAGCAAAAAAAGCAGCATCTATGGGTAAAAAAGCAGCAGCAAAAGCAAAGAAAAAACCTATGGCTAAAGGTGCAAAGAAAATGGCTAAACCTAAAAAACAAGGATACTAAAATGGAAGCTAAAGTAGTAAGATCATATAAAGGTAAAGGTACTAAAGAACTACAAGCCTTTATACAACCAGGTACAGCTCATTATATTCTTAAGTATGAAGGTGGTGGTGAACTACCTGAAGAACTTTCAGGAGTATACACATCTATTTCTTTAGTAGATGAAGCTGTTCTTAGATATATATCAAATTCTAAAGAAGATCCTAAAAAGAAAACTGTCGTTAAAGAAGAGGAATAATGGCACGTAAAGCTGAAAAGACTTTTAACTCTTTTGTTAAAGGTTTAGTCACTGAGGCTAGTGAACTAACCTTTCCTGAAGGAGCCCTAGTTGATGGGGAAAACTTTGTACTTAAACGAGATGGTTCGTTAGAAAGACGTTTAGGTATTGACTATGAAAACCTATACACTAAAGTAGCTACAGGTTTAACTGAAGCTCAACTAGCAGAAGGTCGTTCAGCATTCTATAGATGGAATTCACCATCAGGTGATAGTAGTCTTAACATTGGTGTTATTAGAATTTATAATCGTTTTTGGTTTGTAGATTTATTAACAACTAACCCTAGTACTAACCTTCTTAATAATGGACAATACATTGAAGTTTCAGGATTAACTACTAGTGATGTTCAATTTGCTAATCTTAATAATCAATTAGTTGTAGTATCTCAAGATATAGCAACTCCTATTGTATTTACATATAATACAGATACAAAATTAATTTCTATATCTGATATAAATATTAAAATAAGAGATTTATATGGAGTAAATGATGGTTTAGATCCTGATGTAAGACCTGATTATGCAGGAATTACTACTACAAAACAATGGGTTTCTGAATCAACTAATTTTAAAAAGGGTGATGAACTTTACTATGGTACTAATGTTTATAAAGTAACTGCGGCTTCTCAAGGAGCTCAAACAGTTAGATCAGGTAGCTATAATCCTTTGTATGGAGGAGGAAGTCCTACTTATGCTTCTCCTAAAATGGGTACTGTAGCACCAACACATACATCTGGAACAGTAGGTAGTGGAAATTTTGATCTTACTTATGTAAGAACTATTACATCTGCTGATACATCAGAAGAGCATCGTTATAATTTACGTAATCAAGGTTGGAATAAAAACATTGAAGTAGTAGGTGGTGGTGATGCTATCGATAAAACAGGTAGCGTACTAGGAGTATTTCCATCTAACTCAGATGTATATTCATTAGGTAAAAACTCTAATCCTAGCTCAGGTGATTATGAAAAGTATGATCCTAATATTCTTAAAAAGAACTCACAATCTAAATATCAAGTAGCTAGGGGTTCTTTTATTATAGATGCTTTTAGTAGAGGGCAGTCTAGAGAAGATGTAGCAGATGATGCTAAAATTAATAACTTACCTGTAGATAAAGAAAATGGTAGATTTACAACAGTAGCTGCTTATGCTCAACGATTATTTTATTCAGGTATTAAATCTGATATAACTGAGCCTGACTCTAGATCTCCTAATTATAATAACTATATCTTTTTTACACGTGTAGTTAGATCTCCTGAAGACTTTGAAAAATGTTATCAAGAAGCAGATCCTACAGATCCAGGTATTAATGACTTAGTAGCATCAGATGGTGGTACTATACAGATACCAGAAGTAAGTCGTATTATTAAAATTGTAGCAGCTCAATCATCATTACTAGTATTCTGTCAGAATGGTGTATGGGAAGTATATGGTGATACTGGTGGATTTTATGCTAATCAATTTAATGTATCTAAAATCTCTACTAATGGTGTACTAGATCAAAATTCTATTGTACAAGTAGGTGGTAACTTTTTATATTGGTCTAACTCAGGTATATTCTCATTAACAACAGATAGTGCTTCAGGTAGATTTGCTCCTGAAAACATATCACTTAAGACTATACAAAAGTTATATTTAGATATACCTTTCTTAGGTAAGAAACATGCTAGAGGTTTTTATGATGAGAAAGAAAACAGAGTTAGATTCTTATACAATGATTCAGCAGACTATTCAGAAACTAATTATGTAAATAAATATAATAAAGAACTTGTATATGATCTTACATTACAAGCATTCTCTTTATTTACTATAGGTGAGTTAGCATCTAACTCTCCATATATATCTGACTATATAGAAATACCTAACTTTATATCTAGTGAAGAAGCTACTAATGTTCTTGTAGGAACAGATGAAGTATTAGTTACATCTACAGATGAAGTTATTGTTAATGTAGATATAGAAGCAGATCGTAACTCACAGTTTTCTTATTTAACTTTAGTAGGTACAGATTGGACTATTAGTAAAGCTAACAATACTACATTTAAAGATTGGGTAACTGAAGATGCTACTGGTGTAGATTATCTTAGTTATTTAGTTACAGGTTATGAATACTTTGGTGATATACAAAAACGTAAACAAACTCCTTATATTCAATTTTACTTTGAACGTACAGAAGATGGATACTCTATATCAGGTGATGAATTAACACTTAATAATCCATCATCATGTAAAGTACAAGCTCAGTGGAACTGGTCAGATAGTGCTAATAGTGGTAAGTGGGGTACAGAATTTCAAGCATATAGACTACTACGCAACTATATACCAGAAAATGCTAGTGATTCTTTTGACTATGGTGATAAGATTATTGTAACAAAGAATAAATTAAGAGGTTCTGGTAAAACTTTAAGTTTATATATTAAATCCGAAACAGGAAAGGACATGAAGTTACAGGGTTGGGCTACACCTGTAATGATGACAGACTCAGTTTAATGATTAAGTTGTATGAAGAGCCAGACAATGGCTTTGTAGGTATACATTATGACCATGATTTACAAGGATATGTTATGCACATGGACTGTAAAGACTGGAGTATTGAAACTTACAAAAGATATTTAAAGGTATGGCATGAGGCTATCATTCCATCACTAAAGAAACTAGGTATTAATACTATCTATGGATTGTGTGAAACACCTAAAGCAGTTAAGTTTAATAGTATGTTTGGTGTAATGCCAACAGGATTAGAAGTTATAACAACAGACGGAATGAAACAAGTATTAACTAAGGGAGTATTTTAATGGGAAAGGCTGTTAAAAAAATAGCAACAGTAGCTGCCGTAGCAGCAGCAGCTTATTATGGAGGTGGAGCTTTAGCTTCATCTTTAGGTGGAGGTACTGTAGCAGCAGGTGGTGGTATCACTCACTTAGGTACTGCAGGTCTTACTGGAGTTTATGGAATAGGAACTTCTGCAGGAGTAGGTGCAAGTATCTTTGGATCTGGTTTAATATCTAAAGTAGGTTTAGGACTACAAGCTACTAGTTACTTACAACAAAGGAAGTATGCTTCGGCACAGGCTAGAGCTACTAAACAAGCTGCAGAAGAACAAAAACGTATTAATCAAATGCAAGAGCGAGTACGATTAGTACAAGAACGTAGACAACGTTTAGATATTGTTAGACAATCTCGTTTACAACGAGAGCAGATGACTGCTGACACAGCAAGTAGTGGATTAGGTTTAGCAGGAACTTCTGGTTATTTAGGAGCTACAGGTGCTATACAAACACAAGCTACTGCTAACTTAACAGCTCTTAATCAAGCTTCTGGAGCATCGACTGCTATATCTAGAGCAAGTCAAACAGCAGCAGACTATCAATCAAGAGCTAACTTAGCTTCTGCTCAGGGACAACAATGGCAACAAGTAGGATCTCTAGGTTCAACTATGTTTTCCAAAGGTCCTGAAATTTATGACTTAACTAAATCAATATTTAAAACTGGTTAATTATGCTAGAAACTATTACTGATGTATACATACCTGAAGGTACTAAATTTTCTCCTTATAAAGTAAGAGAGCCTGAAGTACCTTCTAATGAAGATAACAATGATGCTTTTTATGCAGCAGTATTATCAGGATCAGAAGATCCTGTAGCTGTATATGAAGAGATTGAAAAAGAAAAAGAAAATAACAATGGCTTATCTCCTCTTATTAATAGTGTAAGATCTTATTATAAAAATCAAAAAGATATGGATCAAGCTATGGTTATTGAAGGAATTATAGCAGATGAAAGTATACCAGTAGAAGATAAAAAAGATATTCTTAGAAACTATAGTTTAGGTAAAACACTAGATCATAGTCTTCAAGATGAGTATTTAAATTATTTAAGTAATGTAGAACTATCTAAATTACCTGAAGTAACTGATGAAGACTTAGAAATAGCAGACTTTAATATAGCTACTACAAAATTAGAACAAGATTTAGAAAAAGCAGGTAGTAACTTTATAATTAATTCTAAGACACTTAAAGATATGCCTGAAACAGTTAAAGAAAGTATTAATGGCATAGGTAATCTAGTAGAAACTATAAATAATATTTCTACAGCAGGTCGTAGAGAGATTTTAAACCTTACTCAAATGGTATTAGGTGCTATACCTTATTTTGTAGAGCTCTCTAATAATGTAATGTATCAAGCTGCTGCTGAATTAGGAGAAAAAGCAGAGTTAGATTTTCTTAAACGTGCTTATCCTGATGTTGATTGGGAAACTTCTCGTGAAAAAATAGCTGATTTTATAGGCTCTAGAAAATGGTCTGAAAGTCTTAATGAGTTTATTGTTAACTATGTACCTGGTTACGAAGAAGAAGACATGCATAAAGGTCTTATTGGTGGATTATTAGATTTAATAGGTAGAGGAATTGAAGCAGGAGGTGAGAAGCTAACACCTGAAGATCCTGGAAAAGGTAAAACATTACTTGAATTAGGTTTATTCTTTATAGATCCTCTTATTCGTATTACTAGAGCTAAGTTTAAAAGACCTACAGAACTTCCATCTAAAAATAAACTTAAAGAAGAGATTAGTAATATCATAGATAACCCTGATTTGTTTGTTCCTAACAAACCTAAGGTTACTTCTCCTTTTGTAGAGACTGTTAGAATGCATCCTCAGCTTGCAAAAGATATGGGTAATATGTTATTAGAAGACTTTACAGGTAAATCTTGGAAAGCTCTTAAAATTACTCCTGAAGAGTTCTTTGCTACTTATTATGGTCCTAGAATATTTGATTTTGAACGTTCTAGAGTTAACTTATATGATGCAACAGATGCAGTTAATCTTAAGTTTACAGAGTTTAAACTAAAACATTATAAACAACAGGCTGTTTTAGAGTCTACATATAAAGATGTACCTGAAAGAGTACAGTTTGGTGACTCTGTTATCCAAGATATTGGTGGTATTTTAGATGATCCTGCTATTAGAATGATTAACTCAGACCTTGAGGTTATTAGTTCTGGTACACAAATCTATGTAAGTACTTCATTTAGAAAAGGTGCTGATCAATTCTATACAAATCCTAGAGAAGTTATAGCATATGCTAAGTATATTGAAGATGTATTACAACGTCAGTATCAAGTACGTAATATAAATAAAAAATCAGAAGCTCCTTTTGAAAAACAAGAGATTGTTATTGAGTTTATAGAAAAAGATGGTACTGTTAATGCTAATAAATCTAGAACATTAGAAGAATTTGTTAAAGAAAACAAAGATAATCTATTAGATCAAGGTCAATATAACATTAGATGGCAACGTGTAGGTGATTTTACTAATACTGTTAGAAAAAACTCTAGTGGTTTTGGATACTTTGGACACCAAGATAAACCTATTCTTAAATATTTATATGGATCTAAGAGTCAGTTAGATAAGTTATTCTTTAACTATGGAGGTGTAGGTAAAGATGTACAATTAGTTAAAGATATGGGTGGATTAAAAGCTTTTAACGTACTATATACAGAATTAGAAACATTAGTTAATTTAGTTAATAAGCAAAGTCAACAATTTAGAACAGACTTAAATGTTATTCTTGATAGAATGCCTCGTTATTTTAGAGATAAACATGCTGATATTTTAAATACAACAGTATATGAAAAAATTACTAAACAAGATCTATCTGTAATGCTTAACCATACGCCTCGATACTTAGATGATTTGTTTACAGCAGTTAGTTTAATAGAAGATATTAATTATTTTAAATGGCAATCCAATAATGTATTTGAAATTAATAGAGGTATTAAGTCAGGCTATGATAAACACGTAGTATTAGAAGACTTTGCTACAGGTAGTAAACATAATTATCTTGTTAAGAATCCTAGTGATACATTAGCTTTAGATTTAAATAAAGTATTAGAAGTATTAGATCTTGATGGTCAAAAAGCTGTAGCTGTTACAGGTATGAACTATAAGTTTAGTGGAGGTAAACATTATCTAGTTGATGCAGATGGTGTACCACAAAAACAAATCTTACGTTTAGGTAAAGAGTTTGTAGGTCCTGACTTAGTAGGTCCTGTACAAGGACAACGTCCTGCTAGAGGTAAATATAACTACATAGCTGTAGATTTAAAAGCTCAATTAGGTGGTATACCTAATACATTAGTACCTTATAGACCTTACTATGTACCTTTAATGGTTAAAGATATGGTCTTTATTAGACGTTATCCTAAGGTAACTAAGACTGATGGTGTAGTTAAAGACTTATCTGCTAAATCAGAA